AAAATTATAGCAGTATAGTCCGTTTGGCGCGTTTCCCGATGTGCGCGTGTACTTCTCGATATAGTTGTACACGTCTCCTGGAAGCATATTTTCGCGGTACGACCCGTCCAGCAATATGCCCATGGTGAGAAGAATCATTTTCGCATTTTCAGTTGTATATTGGGGCGTTATCACCCACCCAGTTAGTGTGCCGTCGACGTTTACGCCCGGGCCGATGCTTGTGGGCACTAGAGCGCTGGATGGGTCTGTTCTGTACACAATATAGTCGCCGTCGGTGGACGCCTGCCGCACATTATTCGGGAGATAGTTGTACGGCCAATTGGTGTAGTTACTCCATTCGTTTCGCAGATTGACGTCGCTCCGCTGGAAGTAAAACAGCCAATTCGAAATCATGCCTATCGAATCGAGCTGAACCTTATTAGCCCCAGTTACATTGTAAAACTGTTTTTCCCGCACCTGTTTTATCATATAGGTCTGGTCGTTCATAGCAAACTGGCGCTCTTCTTCATTTGATAAGAAGGCATAGGTACAGTTGAGGTGGATATTGGTATTCCACAGTGTTCGTGTGTCCAGATATGAATTAAATCCCAGGTTAATATCTGGTGGCGGCTGCAAAAATCGGTAGAACTGCATGTACCATGCGTTGAAATTCGGCGCAATGTATGGGTAATTATACACGTTGTCAAATACATCTCTAATCTTAAACAGCTGGTTAATTGGACGAATTGTAATGTTAATGTGTAGCTCGTTATACTGCAGCGATGTGAGTGGAAAGGCCATTTGCGACCTAAGGCCGAACCAGCTATTTAGCGGGATTAGGAGCGTTCTTCCCCGAATGGACGGTTCTGGTCCGCCCACGTCCTCCGAGTAAAATGCATTGGGATAGGAGTTAATATTGGAGTGTGCGTTTCCTGGGTCATTCAGCTCTGGCACCTGTCCAGTCATCTTATCAAACAGGTCCTTTTTATCGGACGAAAAGTCGCGCTGCACGGCCGCCAATAAGTAATCTCCTGAGTATTCCTGTAGTGTGTAGTTGCCGCATGTGATACTAATTTTCGATATCATTTTGGCTCCTAGATTGTCAATCCACTTGAATTCGTACGGGACCCACGAATCGTTGTTGTGTTCCGAGTCGGGAGTGGTGGGGGAGACGGGTGGCATAATGGGGCTCCATATGTGTGGAAGGTCGATGGATAGATAGCAGTCCATGAGTAAATCGGCGTACCTGGGGATTTTGAAGGTGAACATTGACTCCTCGGTGAGTCTAAGTGTTTTGGCCCCCTCAAAGTTCACAATGAATTTCTGCATCCCGAAGTTGGTGTACTGGGCAAATGTGGTTTTAAAGAATGTTTTGCTTGGATTTCCATTGAGGATAATGTTTTGCTGTCCAGCAGACACCAGTTGCATTATGCCTCCAGCCATGCTAAATGTATATATACTATTGATACATATATTTATACCGTATCTATATTGACATATTTCTTATTCTTATTACAGGCATAAACTTATTTTATGTCAATAATACATACACGCTAACATGATATTTTTGCACGTAGATTCCGATGCGACTGCAGCTAAATTGAATGAGTATATATCTGGTGGGAAGCATGTGTTTGCGCTCGTGTATATGGAGGGGTGCGGGCCATGTATGGCCACGCGTCCAGAATGGGCCAAGCTTGAGAAGTTAATTGGCAAAAAATATAAATCCAACGACAATGTGGTCATTGCGGATGTGGATAAGAACTTTGCGCCCCACGTTGGGGCATTAACGGACCTCGTGGGATTCCCCACCATGAAATATATTCGTGACAACGGTACATTTATTGAAGAATTCGAGCAGTCCAGCATAGGCGACACGGGCCGAACGACGACCAACTTTGTTAAATGGATAGAGTCCCATATTGGCGGTGGCATGCGCGGTGGCGCCAAAAGCAAGCGAAGGGGCAAGCGCGGAAAACGAGGAAAACGAACACATAAACGCCGGACGGCTAAAAAAACAACACCAGTGAGCTCATCGCAAGAACTATATGCCAGACTTATGCGCAAGTCGTCCCGTCGCGCAACTCACAAAAGATAATTAATGTGGCGTGTTAAACGTCGGTTTAAAATATAAAACTATTTAGTTTTTAATATTAATGAAAACACTCATTTTAGGCCATTCATATTATTATAAAAAAACTGACATCATATCATAGAATAATATGATAACAAACTTTTTGTTCCATTTAAAATGTTCGGTGGTGTATATAAAGATCTAATAAGACAAATTCCTATAGCTTGTATTGCTAAAAATGAAATTAAAAATAATTATATAATAATCTATTATTACCTGCTATTATGGAAAATACACGCGCATCACTAGAAAATTACTCGACCGAATCGAATGTCACGTCTTTCACATTGAAATGTCCCGACGTGTCATTCGCAAATGGAATCAGGCGAACAATTATTTCAGACATCCCGCTGGTTATTTTTAAAACATCGCCGTACGCAGAAAATAAATGCGTCATCACCACCAACTCGTCCAGAATGAACAACGAAATTCTAAAACACCGCCTCAGCTGCATACCCATACATATTCGTCCAAATACCGACCAACCGCTGGATAAGCTTATTGTTGAGGTCGATATGACCAACGACACCGACGACATTATGCACGTAACCACAGAGCATTTTAAGATTAAAAATGTTGACACTAATACATATCTGTCAAAGACGGCCGTTGCAGAAATATTTCCTCCGTTTATTCCGTCTGGAGGATATGAAAAATATTACACAGACCTGCTTGACTTGAGACCAAAAATAAGCGATGACCTCGACGGCGAGAGAATTCAATTTACGTGCGGATTTGTGGTGGATGCCGCGAGAACAGATGCGGCATTTAACGCAGTGAGCACATGCGCGTACGGATTTACTCCCGACCTAAAAAAGGGCGGAGAAGAACTCAATATTATGAAGCAGCGATGGAAGGATGATGGGCACACGCCAGACGAAATTGATTTCAAAGCCGATAACTGGAAGTTGATAGATGGAATGCGCTACGTGCATAAAAACAGCTTCGATTTCTCCATTGAAAGCGAGTGCGTATATTCGAACGACGAACTGGTTGTGCTCGCATGCGATATTTTGAACAGTAAATTTGCGGCACTTCGCAAAGTATGCGAGGACGGAGAATTAGAAATAAAATCAAACGAAAGTACCATTGAAAATGGGTTTGATGTTGTTTTAGAAAACGAGGATTATACAGTTGGAAATATTCTTAACTATCTTATATACAAGACATTCTACACCGACTTAAAAACGGTTACCTATGTCGGATTTAAGAAAATGCACCCGCACGACGCGCATAGTTTGCTCCGAATTGGGTTCAGTGATTCCACAGCAGATAGTCCACGCGTGGTTCAGACGATAATTGGAACCATTGACGACGCGATTAAAATCATTTCGACGATAAAGGCGCTATTTACTGGAAAATTGGTCAAATAATTGGCGGCTAGGCGAGGCTTGCCGTACACATAGTGTGCAGTAATCGATTTACAAAATATAATACAAACGCATTAATTAGTCCATAAATGCTGACAACCACCATGTCTTTGTCAATTTTTTTCATATCAGTGATAATATATATCACTAGCGACGCCAGGCCCAGGGCGAAAGACACGCCGAAAAACACCGACAGCAAATAAAAATAGGCGCAATTGCTCTTATCAATTGGGCCAAAATAAGAATTCATGAAATCGTTCATTATATATTTATGAAACATTTTATTTGGATTGTAATTGTAAAGTTGTGCATTATGATATACTTATTTTGGGGATGATATATCAATGCTTTTGTATTCTGGTTCCCGTCGCAACATTGCGAAATATGGTTTTAAAGCTATTATTTATTTCATTATCGGTGCCGCCCTGCATAACATTTACGAGCATTTTCAGGTGGATGTCGTTATCTCTAGAGGTGGAATCTCGATAATTCGGATGCTGCTTGCACCATTCGCTTATTTGCTTGATGTTTTTTCCAGCTATTTTTTTGATTGCTCCTAACAAAATAGGTTTATCCTCAGATTCTTTATTCCACTCGTCATTTTCCTTGATATAAAGTGTCTCGCGTTTTAGGTCAGTGCAGTGAATGGGTCGTTTATTTTCATCGAGTGCTTTCAGGCCATTTACGATAATTTGGCTGACGCCTTCGGTGTATCCAACGCGACTGGTGTTAAGCATATCTTCCATACTCACGTCAAGCTGTTCAACAAATTCTGAAATATTATAGGCGTCTTTGCACGTTTCATTCAAGAAAAACTGTAAATTAAACTGTTTATTATTGCAATTCGTGTTGTTATGTATAATAGATTTATCTTTCGCAATATCCTTCACCATTTCCATCAATTTAAGTATAGTTTCTTCATGGCGATGCTCAGTTATAGAATGATTTTGTTGGCTATTTACAACCAACTGCATTAATTTGTCCGAACTGCTTGCCGAGATATTATTACAATCATGAGTTTTTTTATGGCGCCATAACCCACTCCTATCTTTAAAATTTCTTTAGCGTTGATGAGTTAAGTGCTATGTACAATTCAGGTCAATTGGATATGTGCGTAAGTCGAAATGTTCGTGCGAGTAAGGAATTGGTGGGTGCAAAATTGTCTTCTGTTCCCAATAAAACAAAATTGTATGTGTATTATAATTTATTTAAGCCGTTAAGTGAGGCTTTGTTAAGTGAACGCGTAAGTGCTTTATTTGATGTGGAGGGAGTGCTAAATCGATTAGATACCCTTGTGGTGGTGATTAAGGAGGATAAGATAAATGCCAATTTGGAAGATTATGTTCGTCGTTTGTGGGAAGATGGTATTTATGTGATTGTGTACCCACTACAACGTCTTCAATTTGATGTTACGGCTCACCGTCAAGTTCCACTACACGAGATATTACCAGAGGAATCTGCGGATGAGGGCCACGGTAATGTTGTGATGAGCGCAGTTGAGCTTCGTCGCAAGTTTAATGTAAGCGACGATTTGCTGCTTCCTCATATTTCACGCACCGATCCCGTAGCAAAGGCAATCTTTATTCGTCCTGGTGAAATTTGCCGCATAACTCGTCCCAGCAAGACAATTAGCACAATTTATTATCGTGTGTGCACATAATTTCGTCTATTGACAGTTTTACAAAAATATATATGATTTTTCTTTTCAATTTTATAGGCATAAATAGTATTACATGCAACAAAAAATTGAAATAGTAGTTGCTCGTTTTAATGAATCGCTTAATTGGACAAATGAATACCCATTTAATTTGTTCAAATATACAGTGTATAATAAAGGTCCAAATGAAAAATTTGTAAAAACTAGAGTGGCAAAAATAATCAATTTACCCAACATGGGGCGATGTGACCACACATATTTGCATCACATCGTAGAAAATTTCGACAGCGGACTTGCCCCCGTTGTTGTATTTTTACCCGGGTCGGTTAATGATCCATCCAAAAAACCGAAAGCTATTTTTATCTTAAAATATATTTTGGCAAATAGAAAAGGTGTTATGTGTGTACAAAATGTTCATCGCAGCGTGTATCACACATTTAATACATTTACATTAGATCATTGGACATGTTCAAATGCAGAAAATAGGTTTGTAAATTCGGAAAGTGTTTTGACTATGGCTAAAATTCGTCCATTTGGTGCTTGGTATAGATATTTTTTTGGTAATATTGTTGTTCCATATGCCTGTTTACAAGGGGTCTTTGCCGTTGATAGGCGAGATATTAAAAAGATGGGTAAACAAAAATATATCCAATTATGTAATGCAACCATGGCAAGTTCCAATCCTGAGGTTGGTCATTATGTTGAACGGGCTTGGACCTCCATTTTTTATCCCTTACTTTATACTCAAGTGCATAAATTAGGAAAAATAGGTTCGGTGGTAATACCTAAAATATACAATTCATAACTGCGTTTTGTCACATTTTTCTTTCCGGTCGGTGTAACTCGTTTGAAGAGAATAATATGCTCAAGTTTTTATATTTACATAACATAAACATGTTAGGATTTAACACAAAGTCTTTGGGATCGTATCAACGAACTGGTTCAGCAGTAGCAATGGGAAAAACTAACAAAATAAACAGAGTTTATAATTTTTGTAATAACAAGAGTGGAAACCCATATGAATGCACATTTGGACCACTTCCTAGAGCAGTATCGTGCTTTCCCGAAGCACCATATTCACTAACAGGAACAATTTTAGTGGTTGGTGGATTAGGATATATAGGTTCAAATTTTATTAATCATGCATACACCGTATTCCCAGATTTGAAATTTGTCGTATTAGACGATGGTAGTGCAACTAACTCCAATATAAACAATATTAATTCAGATATTCAAGCAGATACAGATAGATTTACAAATTATACTGGAAATATGAATAATACAACAGATGTTACAAATATTTTAACAGACCATGTTGTGGATTATGTGATGGTTTTATCTGCTTGGCTACCCTGGCAAAATGCATCATATTCCGATTTTGTTAGTAATAATATTAACAGTGTAAATGATTTTTTGGAAACTTGTCGATCATTTTCTGGTCAGTTGAAACATGTGCTTTTTCAAGCATCCGTGATATCGTTAAGTGAGTCTGGTTTTATTTCCAATTCGTGTGATTACAACGATCCTAAAACCTACATATATCCGTCGTCAAGTTACATTTCTACTAAAACGTGTGCACTGGAAATAGCAAGTCACTACAATAGAAAGTATAAGATGCCAATAAGTGTGATGGCTCCTGCTCATGTTTTCGGGGGTACAAATCAACACACATTGGATACACTACTGTCGCATCAAAATCGGTTACAAAATAATCAAAAATTAATAGTACATCCATATGACAATGTAAATAAAGATATTTGGATAGGGATGCCAGATTTGTTAGATGCATATACTTTAATATTACTTGAAGGGTACAATGGAAAGGTTTACAACTTGATAAATCCTACTCAAGCATTTACATATTTGGATACTATGGTAAAAATAATACAACAGTTAAAACCAAATGAAGATCCCAAAAATTGGTTAGAATATACTAATATAAGATCTAACAACAACCCTCAATTAACATCGCTTACTACTCGACCAAGTAATCTTGGATGTTTTACACCAACTGTTGAACTTCAATCGGAAATTAATAAAATGCCTTTATAGGGGTAAAATCATAGGTATATGTCATGTGATCATATGGACGCGAACTATGATAGACTTCAATTAATTATGCAAGTAACAATTAAATTGGCGTACATATAAACATACACCATTTATCCACTCGCTTACTTACCACACTAAAATCATTTGCTTCCAACAAACAGCGCAATCTACCACCCACCTCCCCATCATCGTTCGTCCAACGCTTACTTGCCTCTAGTGTGGGGTCATCCATAATCGAATCAAAGATTCGACTCAGGTAATCTCTCTCAATATCTTTGCCATCGTCACAACCTCTCAAACTACGTAAGAACTCTTCTTTTGTCATACGTTTAGTTTTCTTTTTGTTATCCATATTTTCATGTTATGTTCTGTGAAATCATTTTATGTTCTGTGTTTTTTTAGTGATGTATTTGGTTGCAAAAAAGTTGAAAAAAATGAAATAATTGTGTGTGTGTTTATGTTCTGCATAAATTACCAAGTAATTAAGTATTAAGTGAAATTTGAAATATGTCTTGCAACTTGAGCATTGAGCATTTTGCGCCTGTGTCTAGCACTGAGAATGTGTTGCACATTGGTGGCAAGTGTACGTGTTGTGATCGTCACATCGGTTATCCACATATACAAACCAACATATTTTCATCCGATACTTTTGTTGCTCCTTTTTGCTCGTTTTGCTCGTTTGTTACTGACTTGCATTTTATCGTTTGGCGATGTCTATCTATATTTGTTTTTTTACTCGTGCTATAGTCACATATATTGCAACGATATATCACGTTTTTAGTTATTTCAAAAGTATCGCTGGTAACAACAGGGGCATGATGTGAATATATACTCTCACCATTAGCATCACAATTAATTGACGAAAATGTCCCCGATACTTTTCCGATACTTTCGATACTTTTTGAGCTCGTTATGTTGCTATTATGTTTGTCAGTCTGCAAATGTTTTGTATAATTTGATTTCACAGATGTAACATAGTCACATATATTACATCGATATTTCGGCAAGTTTTTTTTGTTGCCATTTGTTGCCATTTGTTGCTAAACCGTTGCTTTATATGGGCATATATAATATTTTTCCCTTAAAAATACGAAAAATTATGCTAACGTTTTTTTCGCTCTTTTTTCGGAATTCGCGGCATTATGCAGCAAAAGCCGAATTTACACC